TATTCAGGTAAATTACAAGCCCTAGCAATTTCGGAAGCCATATATTGACGTGCAGAGTTCAGCGTTAATTGTTCTGGGCTGAATCCAATGCTTTGAAAATCGATTGTGTCGTTAACAAATGCTGTGCCACGCGTATTACGAGCTTGTTTCCAAGAATCTAATAGGGCTGTAACTCTTTCTGCTGGCATAGGCAAGTTGGATTTCAACACAACGTTAGGTGTTGGTTCATCTGCAAATCTTTTAACTGCTTTTTCTAATGCCAAAGCAGTAAGAATGGTTGTTCCTGCTCTGTTTAATAATCCTTCGTCGTATCCTGTGAATGGTATTAAAGATCCAAGTCCTGATGTTGGTAGTTTTGCGTTATCAAGTGTGTAACCTGTTACGTTTGCACTTGTTTGATCTAAAACTTTGCCGATACGGCTTGCTGATATCCATTGGGCACTTAGTGGTCGTCCATCTGTGCCAAGTTCAAGTATTTGTAAGTATCCGTTGCCTGTAAATAAAATATCTTCCGCTAAAAATGTATATACAGATTGTCCAGTCATTCTTGGGTCTGGTTGTCTGATAAAAGGTGGGGTTGCAACTTTACTGTTGTTTGATTCGCGTCTTACTTCTAAAGGTAATGATCCGATTGTTGCGCAAATAATGTTTCTGGCTCTAGCTACTGCTGGAACTTGCATAGCTTGGGAACGCAAAACACTTGTGACACCATAAACACCAAATGGTTGTGAATAATCTTGATAATTGTATGGCGCAACTGCTGCGTCCATTTTGTTGACGTCGTCTTGTGGTGTGATACCAAGTAGATTTTGGAAGAAGCCCATAACTTCTAATTCTTTACTAAATCGTTATGTAAGTCAAGCATCTAAGCAACTACAATGTCTTGGTTTTGTGCTCTTGAGCCGTATTGTTCTGCTTTACCGACTGCAAGAATCATACTTATTGCAGCTGTTGATGGTTTGCGTCTCATCACATACCAAGCACCTGTGTCATTTGATTTTTTTATGCAACTGTTAACACTTGCTGATAGTTCTGGTTGATTTGAATGAGCTAGTCGTCCACCTGACATAGCACTAAGTACTTGATCACAGTTGGTGTAATAGTCTGAGCCTTTGATTACGTTGGCGTTTATGCCTGCTTGTTTGAGTTTGGCTACTACTGAGTCACCTGTGAACCTGTTTGCTATGACTTCTTCTGCGTTGTAATGCTTTGCCCATTCTGCAATACGTCCAGCAATAAACAAATCATCTATTGGCGAGTCTTGGTCTTGGTATTCCATTAGTCCTATTGCTATTGATTTGTCTTCAAGTATTTGTGAACCTGTTAAAGCCCAAGAGTTTCTTTCTGGACTGATTTCAACACCTAACCAAGTTGGTCTGTCAGGCTTGAGTGATAGGTTTGGTTGCATACAAGAATTCCAAGCACCTTGTTCCCAAGCTGAGTTCATTGTTTCAACCCATCTGCATAATACCTCTGTCATAAAGATTTCTGGTGGATCACTTAATCGGGCTTTAATTGCGTCTACTGTAATTGTTCTTCCTAATGCTGGGTTTGCTTCTTTCCAACCTTCAATGTCGGATAGTTTTCTGTGTGGTGATGCTGACCATTCCATAAAGCACAATGGATCATCTAGATTCTTTTCTATTTTGTCAAGAGCGCGTTGTCTCATAGCGTTTAACACAATCGAGTAATGATCACCAGCGTTACTGATTCCCCAAAATTGTGAATTAGGTCTGGCGTTCATAGTAAACACAAGAGCTGAATAAGCATCATAGGTTTTCTGTTGTCTAAGCTCATCAAGTATTACAAGATCAGAAGATAGACCTCTTGCCCCACCTGAATTACTTGCTACAATTTTGTAACGCATACCATTTTTTAGCATTACTTCTTCTCGACCATTAGCCCTTGTTACGTGTTTAACTTTTTTACGTAACCAGTCATAATTGTCAATGACTTCAACAACTTTCTTAAAAGTTTCCAAGGATAAGTCTCTGGTTTGAGCTGAGGCTATCTGTAACTCTTCGTCCCAAAGAAATAAACCAGCAAGAATACGCATTCTAAGAAGATGCGTTTTTCCGTTTTGTCTCGACGCAACGGCCAACACATTTTTGTAAGCCCACGTACCATCAGGTTTAATTTTTGATGCTTCGTCAATTAGATATTGTTGCCAAGGTAGCAACGGCATATCAATTTGCCGCGCAAACTCTGCGACCTCGTTACCTCTAGTTGGGAGAGCTAGTGGAGTGGTCTGAATTCTCGGGTGTGAGTTTCCTAAGATCGTCAAGTATGTCTTCACCAACTTCTAACTCAGGTTTTTCTTTACGACCAAACAAGCTGAGACCATACTTGTCTAACCCTGACTGTAATTGTGATAAGTATTTGATTTCTTCCATAGGTTTTAATATTCCAGAGTCCAGAACACCTGCGATTGTGAACAAAGCTGCAATACCAGCAAGATCAAGTTCTGTAATAAACCCTTGACGTTGTGCTTCTTCAGTTGCTTTATCTAAAGCAGGCAATATGCGCTGTTTTTCTTCTCTTAAGCCCATTTAGTTTACCTTTGGCTTTTCAAACGGACTTTTAAGACATTCTGGGGAGAAAAACATAGCAGGGGTCGGTGGTGTCTTATCCTGTTCAAAAAATTGTGTTTTGTTTATCATTTTGCTCCTGTGTTTTTTGTTTCTTGCTTTAATGTATTGTTCTTCTGTTCTGTTTCCTTTTGAATAGTTGCAGTTCGCGCAAGCACTAACGAGGTTATTGAATGAATCGTCGCCGCCTTGCTCGACGGGTGTGAGATGATCGACTGTAGTAGCTGTAGGTATTCCGCAGTAGTAACAGGTGTGGTTATCTCGTCTAAGTATTGCAACTCTAATCTTTCTCCATCTTGAAGTACTTCCGTTACGTTTAATGTTATTCATAACTTATTCAATCATATAACACAATCGTAATTGTTTAAGAACCCTTGTGTGTTGAAGGGCAGAGAACGGCTTAGTAATAGAACCATTCTCTATTTGAACCCCTGCGGTTTCAGGTTTATCGAACGGAAGCCTTATTGATTATTCGGCTTAGTCTCGCCATATCTTGATAAATCTTGATGATCTACTAGGAGACTCGTTAGTAGCTGTTTATCAAGTCGTAACTTCTCGTATTGTTACACGCTATGCAGATTAGGCATAGGTGTTAAAGACCCTCTGACGGCCATTAAATTGGTTATCAACCAACCCTCAAGTTTAGGTTTAGACTTGGCTTGAGCGACCAAGATAGTACTTATATCAGTTGTTATCTATATCCGTCAATGCGTGGGTCTTGTAATGATTCTTCAATCATTTGCAAGTTTTCTTTGCAACACAAATCACGATCTATAAGCTCTTGATATTCTAATAGTTTGCGTTTGTCTTCTTGGCGTTTTTTGTAGCATTTGGCATCACGACATAACCATTCTTTACTATTGTCATAATCGTAATGAAAGTGTAAATAGATTGGTTCACTCATTTAATACCCATTTGTTTTTTAACCTTTTCAGGTGTTACAGGTACTTTAGGTTCACAATCTTCGTGCAATAACTCTTTAGCAATCATCTGATGACATTTTTTACACCACAGATATATTGCCATTATTTAATCCTTTGCATACAAGGCTTGCAATATGATGCTGCGTAACACCAGCAACCACAACTAACGCACCTTGATATTAAATCTAACATACGCTTTCACCCACTCCCAAACTTGCATAATACCAAGTGTAAGAATTCCACCTATTAACAAACTAATAACAGCTTCTCTACCTAATGGTGTTCCCATTTAATGCCCCTGTCTTGACTTAGTGTTTTTTTTCTACTATCTTTCTTGCTTCTTCCATATCATCACGATTGTGAAAATTGGATGCTTTGTTGAGTAAGTCTTGTGAAATTGAGAGTCTCAAGACTTGCTCTAGCTTGTAAACTTCTTGTGGTTTCATTAGCCCCCCTTTCCTAATCTTATTGTCGCATATACAACGCGAGTAACACCAGAAACACACCAACAAAAGTTAACAAAACTTCCACGTCATTCAACTCCCATAATCTTTGAACATTGTGGAAATGCTCGGTTAAATCCTTGCCTTGAAACAAGTATCTGTGCGCGTAGGAGTTGTTCACGCACAGATGCTTGAGCAGGGTCACCAGTTCCCCCGACATAATCCCAAGATCTGTTATCGAATTGAAACAAGCCACGATATTTGCCTGTCCTGTTAACAGCTTCTGGATTTAATGACGACTCACAAACGGCTATTTTCCGGTAGTCGCTTGGTAGTAGCTCAACGTCATTAAAATATGGGTTCATCAAAAGTATGTCTAAAATTGGTCTGTCTTCCAATCTGCTTGTGCCATCTCATCTTGTTGATGAGCTGACGGAAGTCTAGAAGCGCTTATCCAAGCACCAAGATTGTCTGAAAGCAATTCTTGATTATCTAATTGATTTTTGACAATGGTGTATGGGGCGAATTCTAACTTGGCAAACTCCTGTTCCTTACTTAGGAATTGCAGATATTTCAGTAGCTTGTCTTTATCCCAGTCAGTATAGATCCGTTTACAAAGGCTATGCAAGAAGTTTATTTGCTTCTCCGTAGCGACCCTGTAATTGCCAAATCTGTCAGTTTCTAGCCCTTGCCCTTGTCCAGATACCTGAACAGGGGTTTCTTGGCTAATTTTGCCCTCTACGGGCTTTCTAGGGGCATCTAATGGGGTCTGCCAAGGGTCATTTTCTGGCTTCATATTACGTTGCACTTCCTCTCGGCTAGCAATACCTTTCGTAACAGCAATACCTAGAGCTGCAATAGCACGACCCCAAGCACTTGTTTCAAGGGTCATCATTTCTGCACCTTTAGCAAATCCTCTAGCAGGAACACGTTCCCAAGCCCAACCACTTGCGTAATTCATTTTGTCGCGATCAGGATACGCAAAAGCTTTGCCGTAAATATAAGTTTCACCACCAAATTCTAAAATTCCTTTGTATTCAAAATGCAAAGTTCCTTCTGGGTATTTGTCGTAAAACATTTGGATTCTGTCTTTTACTTCTATGTAGTTCTTTAGATAATCCATTTAGTTCACTCCTATAAATAGTCCGTAGAATTCTTGTAATTGCGTTAGCTTGTTTTCACAATCGCATTTCTCAAATATGCATCTTGTTCTGTGGTAATAATCCATAGTGTGATATGCGTGTGCTAACAGGTGTGATATTGGATACCACTCTTTTTCCATATTGCCCCTCTCGTTGAAATGAGATTAAGGCAAGAGTGTGTCAAAACACAGCATTGAATTATAACAATTTAATAACGGCTTTAGCGCCAGAGTTCGCCTTCTGCAATAAATGAGCCGTCCTTATTGAAAGGCACTAACTCAGGTTTAACTTGTCCGTCTTGCTCATACAAGATTCCAAAGCCTCCCTGCCAGTTAGCGTGCCCTTCTTTCATATAACGCATACCAGCGGAATTTAAATCGCAAAGGTGTCCAACTTCCATTCCCCAAAGTGTGTCAAGTTTGCCACCAAAGCCGTGACTAGCTGAAGCAATACCTTGTCTGTGAGTATGACCACAAACAACATTCTTACCTGTTCTTGTTGCAAGTCCAAGAGCTGTTTGTCCTGCGTGATTGTAAAGTCTGCCTTCGTCTCCGTGTCCCATAATGACACCTTTGGCAACTTCTGTTAATGATCTGTTATATGTGACGTTTATTTCTTTGTCATTGTAACCTAAAAGGTTTTCTATTTTGATTGCGTCAATAACTGAGAACGCTGGAGCGAATTTTGATATGTAACGTTCAATTCTTGCTGTGTGATTGCTGCGTTGCATTATGAAAGGCTTACTGCGTCCAATAGCCGAGCGGAATTCTTTGAGTAAGCCCTTCAACCCAATTATATTCTTTTGTAAAGAGCCTTCAAATTCTAAGGCTGTTCCACGTGCATAAGTTGAAATGGTTTGACAATCAAGTTCATCACCAACACAAAGTAATTTATCTGGTTTAACGTAATCAATGTAATCAAGTAAAGAATCAACATATTGTTTCTTAATGAATGGGTATTGCAAATCTGAAATAACTACGTAACGCTTAATACGTCACCTCGTCTTACGTTTAGGTTTACC